TACTCGTCGCGCACTTCGTTGATGCGCGTCCGAATCCGCTCAAGCGCGTTCATCTCATCGATCAGATTATCGCCCTTGTACTCGACTGCACGGCCGCGAACCGTGTTGTGCAAGTCGTTGAGCTGCCGTGGACTCAGTGAGAGCTCGACTCCAGTCTCGTCTGACCCTGCGCGCATCTGTTCAATGGCATGATTGTATGCGTCGACATTCTTCCGATTCGACTTGTACATCGTGCCACGCTGATTGAGCAGGCACTCGAAGAACGTATCGTACTCCAATGGGTCGCCGAACGAGACCTCAAAGACGATGTCCTCTGGTTCAGGTTCAGGTTCGGGCTCAGGCTCTGGCTCCGGCTCCGGCTCTGGTTCAGGTTCTGGCTCTGGCTCCTCTTCGTCGACTGCATCTGCAACCTGCTCGCTCACAGTCTGGAACTCCTCCTCGGCCGACTCGTCCGCTGCTGGCTCGTCATCCGCCTCTTCGTCAAGCAGATTCTGTGCATTGACGATGATCTCAAGGGCTGTATCTTCTCGAAGGTCTGCATCTGCGGCGAGTGCTTCGGGGTCAGCCTCACTCACGGCCTCGACTGATTCATATCCTGCCTCGGCGAGAGAATCGGCACGTGATGGGCCGACGCCGGTAATCTGTTGCAATTCTGCCATAGTTGTAATTCGATATACGAAGTACTCCTTTATAAAGGTTTCGGTCGTTTGACCAAAACATTTAAGTACCAGCACGTGTATTGTAGTAGCATACCAATTATATGTCTGATGATGAATTACAGCGTTTCACTCTTCCTTCTGGGCGTGTATACACAGACCATGAGCGTCTGTATCTTCCCAGTGTCAGTACAGTTCTTGATCAGATGCCGACGCCAAAGGGCATCCTTGTCTGGAAAGAGAACAACGATGGCCAGAATGGTCGACCACATTGGGAGGATATCTTGAGCTATAAATCAAACAGAGGAACGCTGATTCATTATAATTTGTTGAGCCAGTTGATCGACGACGACATGTACTCGGTCGACGAGGAGCAGTCAGTCGAGGAATTGAAGATGGGCGGAGACTGGGAGCGATATCAGGACGACCTCGCATATGCAGAGGATGCGTGGGCCGACATCCGCCGGATGCGCGGTATCAAAGAAGAGAATGTGCTCAATGTTGAGTGTTTTGTCACGAACACTGCAGTTGGATATGCAGGACAGTTCGACATGCTCTACGTCGACGACGAGAATCGTGTGGTGCTCGGTGATATCAAGACAAGCAATGCACGAAGCGCGCCCTACGAGAAGCACAAGCTACAGCTGACAGCATACAAGAATGCACTTGAGCTTGATGTGGACGTCCTTGAGGTCATCATCATCCACCCTGACTCAGAGAGTTGGAAGATATCTCATGACACAGATTGGGAAGAGGATGTTGACGACCTCTGGGCTGAGTTCCGCGAACTCCGCGAAGAGATGGGCGATGTGGAGGAACAGATGAAACAGATCGTGGCAGACGGTGTGGATGATGCTGAACGCGTATAAGCCAATCATGGGCATCTTATCGAACGATCTCCGAGAGATGGGATACGAGCCGACGAATCGAGACTCGCCCTTCAGCGAGCAGGGCAAGCTCTGGAGCAAGGGGTACGAGATTGTCTGTGACCACACGGCCATCGTCATCAGGACGACAGACAGGCAGCACGTGGAGATTCCTGACCCGTATGACGAGGTACACCGCTACCGTCGCTCGCGCAAGGTAAAGCTCCCTGGTGGCCACATATCGTCCTACGATTGGGGCGACGATGATAGCGGCTTTCGATACTGATTCTTAGCTGAGTGCGCGCTGCTTCCGCCTGATCACATCGTAGACACTGACTGTCTCCATGGTCGTTCCATCTGTGTGCGCGAACGAGTCCTGCTGTAGATCACGAAGCACTGCTGCCCCATCTCCTGGCGATTTCTGCGAACTCGTCACATTACAATCGTAGTGCGTCGGATGACCGAAGGAGATGTTCCCACCTCGTGTCAGATTCGTGTCGAACGGTGACACATACTGCTCAAGAATCTCCAGTGAGTCATCGACATCCCACGGTTTGTAGATTCGCATCGTCACCGCCTCATACATCATGAACTTGACCGTGATATACGGGAACGTCGGCACCTCGTTCATATTCATCGCCCAATCGACAATATCCGCGATATCATCTCGCTCGATGACGAGCCGCCGTTGGTTCGATGTCTTCAATTCAAGCGCACGAAGCGAGCCACGATATGGGATGAGTAGGTCGGGCATGGGAGGAGCATTGTTCCCACTCCATCCTGCTCGAAGTGGAATGATGTTCCCGCCAGAGATATCGTAGATTTCATTCGCCAGTTCATGCTCCTTCCGCAGACCCGCCTTCTGTCGTGACATAATTTATTCGAATTCGTATCGCGTCTCGCGTCTGTCAACATCGTCGTCCGTGAATGGGCCGCAGAATGTGAATGGGTGCTGGGAGTAATCACTGACCTCCAATGAGAGCACGAAGTTCTCATCCGGATAATCACCCATAATTGTCGAATCGGTGACTGTCATATAATATGCATTCCGCAGCATATGCGCCTCAACATGATCTGGATAATGAGTCGACGTAGGCGAGCTTGGGCCCTGCACTTCATGGATGAGGTTGACGATGTGAACATCCGAATCTGCATCATAGCCACCATCAACATCATGAAACGATGCCATATCTTCATCGACCAAGACACGGAATGCAGGAAGCTGTGCAGCCTCGTGATGCATCTCAGAAACGAGATGCGACGTATCTAACAATGTTGTATCTTTCGCGGCAACGCGAAATCTATCCATGCGCTATGTAGGCGCAGCTAGTATAAAAAGCTTGTGGTTATTCGGCGTTCTTCGACTGTTCTGCGAGTGATCGCTCCGTCTCTCGCTCGATCTGTTTATTGAATTCGTGGATGAAATCCTCGAACTCATCACGCGCGCGCTGTTCATATGCATCACCAATCTGTGCAGTGTAATTCTCGTGCAACTGCGCGTACACACTACCGACAGTGATAGTGATCTCTTCGGGCATTCAGACCTCGCGATGTGTGTAGATGTGTTCGATGCTGCCGACAGGGATGTCGACCACAAGGAACTCGCCGTCTCGAAGTCCTTCGATGCGAAGCTCATCCTCAGCCAATGCGTGTGCATCGCTGTCATCACCGAATGTCACAGTGTGGAAATGAAAGTCATACTCTTCGCCGCTATCGAGCACGAGCATCATCTCGCCGAAGTATGCTGCCTTATCCCGAACGTCGTTCATTGTATAGTTCGCCATACATGATATGATAGCGTGTCGACCTACTCAAGTCTTGTGCTACATGAAGTCGGCGAGACCGACCTGTGCCCTCCTCGATGAACCAATCGAAGTTCCAGTTCATCACCTCCATGATCGGCTCCACCGGTTTCCGCATATTCTTCTCTGCCATCTTCTTGTAGTCGATTCTGATGGTCGGTGGGATGTTGTTCACATCCTCGACGGAGATGGCGTCTACCTTTCGGCCGACCTCATGGAAGCCCTTGTTCTCCTCATCGGCGGGAACCTTTGCTGTGAGGTCGAACATATCCTGATAGTCATACACCTCTGGTATATCTGCCGCAGGCGACACGGCCTTCACATAGAACATGAGCGGCTTTGAGCCTTGCTCCAGGTCCTCGCCCTCGATGTACAGATTGGCGTACCGTGCTCCTCGTATGTGCGGCTGTGGTGTATAGAAACGTGGCTCTCCCGTCGTATCATCCTTCGACCACCCATAGCTCATGAGCGGATTGTTGATCGCAGACGGAACACCGAGCCGTGTGAGGTCGATCTTCTTGTCGATGATTTCGTGCCACTGCTCGTGGATGTACTCCGCCACAGCGTCAGCTGGCTTCTCCTCTTTGAGGATGCGCTCGATCACACCCATCTGTATCTCTGCGGTGATTTCCGCAGAATCACTTCGGACAAGTTCGAATCCTTTCACCTCGACCTCATCGACGACATCGCCCTCGTCCCAGCGGACCCACTGCGCGTAGCGCTTTTTCTTGTCCATGAATAGCGCCGATTCTGCGTATGACTCGACCTCGACGGCCATGTTGTTCTCATCCATGTTATACCGCTCGTTCATGAGATTGTCATACGTCTCGTCGACGTACTCCGCTGCTTTAAGCGCAACGTCTATCGTCTCGTCCATATCCTCGGCGCTTGGTATCTCACAGACACACGAGTCTGTATCTCCGGCGATGATGGCCGCATCCTCGTATCCGAACTCCTGTACACATTGTTCGAATTCTTTGGCCGTGTGCTGGATGACCTCTCGTCCGGCCAGTGTGATCGCCTCAGCGATGCGCCAGTCGAACAAGCGGAATCCCTTGCCGTAACTGACAGAGTCACCCATGACACCGTACACAGAGTTCGTGATACGCTTCACAGCCTCGTATGCCTCTGCCGGGTACTCATCCGACTTGTACTCATACTTCATGTCGATGAGCTGCTGGATGATCTCACGCACGAACGACTCTTTGGTCTCTGGCTTCAACACATACAGTGGCGTTCGCTCGGGCGAGTCTGCTGACCGCTTGACATTCTCGTCTCGTGTATCAACATAGACCACGTGACAATCATCCTTCGAGTATTCTGATGCCTCAAGGTCGTCTTCGAATCCGACGATGGTCTCGGGCGACGCATTCATATCACGGAAGAGATTCGGATAGAGTGAACTCAGGTCGGGATAGACGACATTCCGATGCTTGCCGGCCACAGGTGGGAACACATATGCGCCCCAGTAGTGTTGTACATCAGGCCGCTCTGATGTCGGCAGGGCGATTCCGCGGATGCCCGCCTCGCGCAAGAAGAGCATGTCGATGATTCCGATGTTCGAGTCAGCAATCTCCGAATAGGTCGCGCCTGCGATGGTACGGATGTGGTCGTACATATCGATAACAGACTTGCTCGCTTCGATCTCATGGACCGCCTGCACATCTCGGATATTGTATTTGATGAACTGCACCGGATGGTGGAGCCACCCTTCGTCGAGCCCGTCCTCCACATCTTCCTTCCCATATCCGAGTTCGTCCTCTGCGATGTACCCGAGTGCGTAGCTCCGCTTCTCGTGAATCTGTGTCTTCTTGTATGCCTGCAGCATGTCGAACATCTCACGACCTTTGATGGCCGGCGCTCCACGCTTTGTGACATACACAGAGTCATCATCGTATGCCATGGACCGATACGTCCACTCGTTCATCTTCTCCGACCGTGTGATGATGTACGGGTAATCGAACCCACTGCTTATCTCATTGCGAGAACTGTTCCACCCTGTCATCAGGTCGGGGTCTGTCTCGTTGACGAAGGAGATGTAGTCTGCCAACATCTGGTTCTCATCATCGTATATGGTGACATCTACATCGTCGACCCCATCTGGCGATTCCCATGCTGGCTCATCTGGCCAACTGCTCTCTGCGTCGATGGGAGATGCCTCTGGGTCGAGTACGCCACAGAAGTATTCGTCTGTGTATGAATCGTGTGCGGTGATAGCTGTCACAGGATTCGGTGCCTCCAACGGTTCGGGGAAGATGCCGCCAGTCCAGACCTCGATGTCGACCGTGTGCATACGTGGCTTGATATCTGGTTCGTCACCTGGTTCCAGTACCGTGAGCTCTTCATATGAGATACGATCGGCCCCAGCTGGAATCTCGATACCCTGACTGATACCCGAATCGATCAAGAATCGATTTTTGAAGAACACATCAGCCTCCCATGTCTTGTCGAAGAACTCAGACATCTTTCGCACGTGATGTGGCTCAACTGTAAAAATCTTTGCCAATCTTGTCCCGTCAAGGGTGGCCTTTGGAGCACCAGAAGTGGGGTACACAGACCCATTCAGCGCTGTTTCCTTGTCAAGCTTCGATGCATCAACCTCAACCGCACGAACCATCGAATCATTCAAGATATCTTTCTTGTGTTCGAAGAATTCGTCTTCGGTGATGTAGAAATATCCGTAAAAGTCCTCAACTTCGACCATCCGCCGCTCACCAGAACTATCTCTACAGAATAACACCATGATCGGCTCAGGGATGAAGTTCCCATCACGCTCGGTGTAGTATTCGAGCGTCATCAACTTCAGCCGCTCTGTTGAATCTGCAATATCGGTTAGGCCCATACCGATACAGACGCGACCGATCTATAAAAAGCTTGTGTCTCCGGCGAATATCGACAAGACGCGTATCGCCTTATGTCGATCGTCGAATGTTCCACGTGTCGTGTGGAGAATCCACGGACTGAGATTGTCGCGCCATCCCTCGTACCAGATAACGATTGGAACATCATGGTCGAATGCATGCTTCATCTCCATCGCGGTTCCCACAAGGAATGCGTCGTCGTCCCAGCGCACAAGCATCCCATCAGACGACTCGATCGCTTCAAGTGCTGGATTGACTATCTCATGTGGCCGCTTATAGATGTCAGCATCGCCAAGTTCGAAATCGTTCAACGTATACGGATTAATAAAGTCGATATGTGCATACGCATCATCATCAGCAAGATCATCGTGCCATTTGAACGGGTCGTCCCTGTCAGCAGAAATGGCTCCTGTCAGGTACAATGTCACCATAATTGTACAACGGAGCGCTTCTATAAAAGTGTTATGGGGGAGGAGATCATCGAGCGGTCATTCATCGCGGTCTGGTGGCCACATCCT